GGTACTGCACTCACTCTAACAGATGCCGATGATTTCCTATCCGTAGGTTCTCTCGTCATTTCTGGTAGCGAAACTAAAATCGTAACCGCAGTAACAAACACAGGCGCAACACTTAACACAGCATTTTCTGTAGATATCACTGCTGGTGACGTTGTAGCAGAATGGGAATACGCAACATCATTTGATGGTGCCCCAACAACATCACCATATGCAGAGAAGCGTGGCGCATCTAATGATGAAATTCACATCGCAGTAATTGACGAAGATGGTGAAATTTCTGGAACTAAAGGCGAAGTTATTGAAAAGTTCGCATTCGTTTCTAAAGCACCTGGTGCTTTGAATGCAGACGGTTCTACTAACGCATACAAGCAAGTAATCGCAAGACGTTCTAACTGGGTTCGTTGGGTAGACCACGCACAGGGTTCCAACACTTGGGATACAGCCGCCGCAGATGCAGTGAACTATAACACTACACCAATTGCAGTACCATCTACATGGTCACTTGCTGGTGGTGCTGATGGTTCTGCCGCAACTGATGCTCAAATCATCTCTGGTTATGACATGTTTGCCAATGCAGAAGAAGTAGACGTATCACTTATTCTTGGTGCAGATGCTAACCAAACAATCGCTCTTCACCTGATTGCAGTTTGTGAAGCACGACTTGATTGTGTTGCATTCCTATCACCTGAATTTGCAGATTGTGTGAACAACGCTGGTAGCGAAGCAACAGATATTGTTGAATTCCGTAACACTCTAGGTTCGTCTTCATATGCATTCCTAGATGGTAACTGGAAATACCAGTACGACAAGTACAACGATGTATATCGTTGGGTACCATTCAACGGTGACGTTGCTGGTCTGGTTGTTCGTTCTACTGACGAAAGAGATGCATGGTGGTCACCTGCTGGATTTAACCGCGGTCAAATTAAGAACGTTGTTAAAACTGCATGGTCTCCAAGTAAAACTTTCCGTGATGAACTTTATAAGAATGGCGTTAACCCAATTCTTACATTCCCGGGCGAAGGTACAATCTTGTTTGGTGACAAGACACTACTTGCTAAACCAAGCGCATTCGATAGAATTAACGTAAGACGTTTGTTCATCGTGCTTGAAAAAGCAATCGCAACTGCCGCTAAATACTCATTGTTTGAGTTTAATGACCAATTCACCCGCTCACAGTTCCGCAATCTTGTAGAACCGTTCTTGCGTGATGTACAAGGTCGCCGTGGCATTTATGACTTCCGAGTTGTGTGTGACGAAAGCAACAACACTGGCGAAGTAATTGACAGAAACGAGTTTATTGGTGATATCTACATCAAACCAGCCCGCTCTATCAACTTCATCCAGTTGAACTTTGTTGCAGTTAGAACAGGCGTAGACTTCTCTGAAGTTGTAGGTCAATTTTAATCATAACAGATAACTAGGAGAAAAAAACATGGCTTTTACAATTGACGGGTTCAGAAGTGAACTAACCGGTGGCGGCGCAAGAAGCAATCTGTTTGAATGTGAGATTACAAACCCATTTGGTGGTTCTGATAAATTCACTTTCATGGCAAAAGCATCTCAGTTGCCAGGAGACACACTAGGTGTTATCGAGGTACCATACTTCGGTCGCACAATGAAAATCGCAGGTAACAGAACATTCGCTGAATGGACTGTAACTATTATCAACGATGAAGACTTTGCAGTACGCAACGGTCTTGAGCGTTGGATGTCATCAATCAACTCGCATATTGCGAACATTGGTACACCTTCACCACTTCTTCAGAAGTCAGAAGGTTCTATCAAGCAGTTCGGCAAAGGTGGAAACGTACTGAAGACGTATCAATTTATTGGTATCTTCCCAGTAGACCTCTCACCAATTGATGTTGCTTGGGATTCCAATGACACAATCGAAGAGTTTACATGTACATTCCAGTATGATTACTGGACTGATGTAAGCAATGCGGTCATCTAATCGTTCTGAGGGGGTCTATAAATATATTATAGGCTCCCTCATTATGAACAATTAGATAGGAATTTTATTTATGGCAAAGTTATTCGGATTCGAAATTAACCGTGCTTCTGATGCAAATCAGGATACTCCATCGTTTGTCCCCCCGACAAATGACGATGGGGCTGTTCAGGTATCAGAAGGTGGTGTTTTTGGTCAATATATTGATTTGGAAGGTACTGCTAAGAACGAAACTGATTTAATTAATCGTTATCGTGATATGGCAGGTACGCCTGAATGTGAAACTGCAATTGATGATATTGTCAATGAAGCAGTTGTGCAAGAAGGTATTGAAGCACCTGTAGAGGTAATTACTGATAACTTAGAATATAGTGCGTCTGTTAAAAAGCGCATTACAGAAGAATTTTCGAATGTTCTACGTCTTCTCGATTTTGGGAGTAATGGCGCAGACATTTTTAAGCGTTGGTATATTGATGGTCGTCTACACTATCATAACGTAATTGATGTAAATGAACCTACAGCAGGTTTGAAAGAATTACGTTATATAGACCCAAGACAGATTAAGAAAGTCCGTAGACCTATTAAGGAAAAAGACGAAGAAACTAACGTAGATACATATAAAGAGTATGAAGAGTATTTCGTATTCAATGAAAATGGTTTAGAGGGTGCAGGTAACGGAATAAAGATTTCTAAGGATTCTGTTTCATATGTAACTTCTGGTTTGCTTGATACTGGTGGTAAGACTGTATATTCTTATCTACACAAAGCAATCAAACCATTAAATCAACTCCGTGCAGTTGAAGATGCAGTTGTTATTTACAGACTATCAAGAGCGCCAGAGCGCCGCATTTTCTATGTAGATGTTGGTAACTTACCTAAGGGTAAAGCAGAAGCATACTTGCGTGACATTATGGCACGTTATAAGAATAAGATTGTATATAATGCTTCTACAGGCGAAATTGACGGTGACAGAAAACACATGTCAATGCTTGAAGATTTTTGGATGCCTCGCCGTGAAGGTGGTAGGGGTACAGAAGTAGATACACTTGCTGGTGGTCAAAACCTCGGTGAAATTGAAGATGTTCAGTATTTTCAGAAGAAACTTTATAAGTCATTGAACGTACCATCATCTCGTTTAGATAATGAGAATACAGTATCATTTGGTGGCGGCGATGAAGTCACAAGAGATGAACTGAAATTCAATAAGTTTATCAAAAAGATTAGAATTCGTTTTACACATCTATTTGATGACCTACTAAGAAAGCAGTTGATACTGAAAGGTGTGATATCTCCAGAAGAGTGGGATAGTATTAAAGATGGAATTCACTATGATTTCCGTGCAGATACATACTTTACAGAAGTTAAGAACCAAGAGATTATGCGTGAGAGACTTGCTCTTGTTTCAGAGTATGACCAATATGTTGGGAAGTATTTCTCTCGCCAACAAGTGATGAAAGACGTATTGAAATATACTGATGATGATATCGAACAACTAGACGCTCAAATCAAAAAAGAGATTGACAGCGGTGAAATTGAAACAGATGATGAGGACTTTTAAATGACTACAGCAATTGACATTGTTAAAAATGCAGAACAAACAGATGCATCGGCATTACAAGATACAGTAAATTCGGTGCTATCCAAAAAAGCATATGAGAAAATCGAATCCAAGAAGAAAGAGATTGCTTCATCTATGCTTGATGTGGAAACTGAAAAGGAATAACAGAAAATGAAAACCTTTAAGGAGTTGAAACAGTCATTAAAAATATCGGAATCTGAAGATGGTCACATCCGTCTAAAAGATAAAGATGTTGAATTTGATATTGATAACGTTGACGTAGAGGATGTACTGGATACAGAAGCAGACACCTTTATGATGGATGAAGATGCCATTGATACGATTAAATCAATTTCAAAAAAGAAGCAGGCGATGGATGTAAAACTTAAAGACGGTAAGTCTATTAAAGTTGATATGCAAACTGCAAACGTAATATTAAAAGTTATTGATGCTCTTAATGATAAAAATAAAACGAAGTTCACAGATATGCTAGGCAAAAGTAAAGCAAACTTTGCAAAAGCAGTTGAATTCTCATGGGGCGCAGTAAAATGAGCAAAGAGTTAATTAACGCAATTGAAAACGGCGATGCACTTGAAACACATAAAGTGTTTGAGTCCGTTATAAATAGTAAGGTAGATGAACTATTTAATGAATTTAAGACGTTAATTGCTAACGAAATGCTTGAAGAGATTGATGATGACGATGAAGAGGTTGACGAAGCAAGAATAAAGCGTGTTAATCGAATTCGTGGTGGTGTTGTACAAAGACGTAAAGTAGTTGCAACAGACGACAAATATAGAACTAAAGGTGATGGAAGTCAAAGCGTTGTACGCATGTCTGCTTCTGAAAGACGCAATAGAAAAATTGCTCAAAAGAAAGCGGCTCGTAAAAGAAAAGCAAAAGGTAGCAGAGCGGCGATTAAGCGCAAATTGACTAACAGAAAAAGAACAACAAGGGGCTTCAACAAATGAAATTAATTACAGAAACAGTTGAAGACGTAGAGTATATCACTGAAGAAATTGCAGGCGAAAAGCAGTTTTATATTTCTGGCGTCTTTATGCAAGCAAACAAGAAGAATAGGAATGGACGTGTATATCCAGCAGACGTTCTTGAAAAAGAAGTAAAGCGTTATACTGATGCGTACATTACTGAAAACAGAGCATTCGGTGAACTAGGACATCCAGATGGTCCTACTATCAATTTAGACCGTGTATCTCATATGATTAAAGAACTTTATCGTGACGGTGATAACTTCATGGGTAAAGCGAAAATCACAGATACGCCAATGGGCAAAATCGTGAAGAACCTTATGGCGGAGGGTGCCCGTTTGGGAGTATCTTCTCGTGGTATGGGTTCGCTTAAACAATCTAATGGTACTAACGTTGTACAATCAGATTTTTATCTTGCCACCGCCGCAGATATCGTTGCAGACCCGTCTGCTCCAGATGCATTTGTTGACGGTATCATGGAAGGCAAAGAGTGGATTTGGGATAACGGTGTATTGAAAGAGAACACCATCGGGGAATATGAAAAGCAAATTAAAAGTGCTTCCTCATTTCAACTTGAAGAAGTGAAGATAAGGTTATTCTCTGACTTCATTCAAAAATTGTAGTGTTTATAAATAGATATGATAATAACTTTCATAAAAGGAGATTAATCTCATGCTAAAGAAATTTGCAGAGCAAATCAATGAAGAAGAAGTAAAAACTGACGAAGTGATTTCAGAGGACCTCGAAGCAGTTCAGGATTCCGAAGATATGGCTGAAGAAGTTGTTGCTGAAACTTCTGAAGAAACAGTTGCCGAAGAAGCGGTTGCTGAAGAAGTAGTTGCTGAAGAAGTATCTGATGAAGATGCAACTGAAGAACTAGACGAAGCCAAAAAGTCCGTTAAGTCTGAAGAAGATGACGCTGAAGACGAAGACGAAGACGAAGATGGTGACGATGACGATGATGACGATGATGACGAAGAGGAAGAAGCCGCTGAAGGTAAAAAACTCTACGCATCAAAAGACAAAGAGAAGAAGATGAAGGAAGAAGTAGAACTTACTGTTGACGTTTCAGAAGACGTTGATGCACTTCTTTCCGGTTCTGATGCTGAATTGTCAGAAGAATTTAAAGAAAAAGCGCAAACGATTTTCGAAGCCGCTGTTAAAGCGAAAGTTGCAGAACAACTTGACGCCATCAACGAAGCCGCTAAAGCGGACTACGAAACTAAACTGGAAGAAGCCCGTGGCGAACTTGCAGAAAAAGTAGATGGTTATCTGAACTACGTTGTTGAAGAGTGGGTTAAAGAAAACGCACTTGCAATTGAGCGTGGAATTCGTACAGAAATCGCTGAAGAATTTATGAACGGATTGAAAAATCTTTTCGTAGAGAATTATATTGACGTTCCAGAAGAGAAAGCAGACCTAGTTGAAGAA